ATGGTACTTCAAAGCTTTCAAGCCTTGAATGATATGGTAGTACGCCTTCTCCTTGCAAAGGTAACGCAAGGCCCTTCGTTTGACTTTGAGCAGTTTTACTGTCATTGTCATCTGAGGGGTGATCCTCTCCAGGTGCATTTAAAATGTTGCACGCTGGTCTGTCTTGAGTTTGAGCCAAAATCAGGCCCTTCCTCAAGAGGAGAATCCAAGCTAGTCCTTCCGGACTGGCTGCTGAAGTTCGTTGAACTTCGGCATGATGGCCACAAAACTATCGCTATCTGTGAAGATGACGGTAGAATGGCAGCATGCATGCTATTTTTGAATGGCGTACGTGAAGTGCTTTGTGACTATCGAGAAACTTTCTTTCGGACGATCCCAGGACAGCGATCTCGTCTCTGGGAATCGTATTTTGACAATTTGTGCCAACTTGCTGACTTATTTGATAAGTCTGAAGCAAAGTTTGTCAAGTTAATCAAATCATGGTGTGCTTGGGCTGCTGCGGTTTCTCTACAGCAATCCGAACTCCCTAGCGATTTCTCGCAAATCGTTCATGGTCCCCTCTTACGACTGATAAAGAGACTAATCAACACCGGTTCGCCGAAGAGGCGAGTCAAGGTTGGTTGGTCCCTTGGTCAGGTTAAGAGGGCCTGCGCTCCTATAAATTCAGCTTTTATTTCTGAGAAATTAGCTGATCATGCAAAGATTCTCTCCACCGAGCCAAAAGGGCTCTCTAGAGAGATTCTTGCAGAATTGGAGTCAGTTACAGCTGAAGTTCTGAAAGACTTCAGTTGGAGTGCCCATGATATCATTGGGAATCCGTGGTTATCACCGGTTGTTGGATATGATCCTTCGACTGCGGCCTGTTTTGAAATGGCTGCTGCGGGCGGTGGGGCGGCATCTTATCTTTACGATATTTCGCATCATCCTTTACAGGGTGATGAGTTGCTGCAGATTACCTCGGCGCAGAACGATCAGGGGTTGCATAGTATATACTATCATCCCACTGATTACCAGCTGATTGTTAAAGAACTTTCAGACTTTTCGGATAAATACCGGGAGGGCAAAGGTGCCCCCTGGGTTGTCCAAGGAATTTTGGAGCCCTTAAAATTAAGAATAATTACAAAGGGTCCGGCTGTTTTACAATGGCTGGGGAAGGGTCTTCAAAAAGCCTTACACGGTTATCTTCGTGAATTGCCGATGTTTGCTTTTATCGGTCACCCTGTAGATCCTGTGACATTAGAAAATTTCTTATCACAGACATACTCGACTTTTGCCGAGGGATGTCCAGAATTTGTTTCTGGGGACTACTCTGCTGCAACTGATAAACTAAATATACACGTAACTCTGACTATCTTTGATATGATTTTATCAAAATTTAAATTCATTCAATATGATAGCCGTAACGAGCTGACTCGCTTTCTTACCAAGGAGGTCCAAAGACCCTCTCGGTTAATAGATTGCCTCTGCTCGCTACTTAATAAGGGTACGTTGATTTATCGCGATGATAACTGTCCGTCGCAAGAGGATATCGAGTCTCATGGCCTCTCTGGTTATTATGACCAGTTTGGCACAGCAGAACTCGAAGTACCTCAGCGCAATGGTCAGCTGATGGGTTCGATTCTTTCGTTCCCGATTCTGTGCATAGCGAATTTTGCTTGTGTTCTTATGGCCTCTCGTCGAATGCCCCCTGAAGAGTTCGGTTCTGATTTTGTTAAGAAATCCTTTCTTTACAATCTCAGCCGTGGGATGTGCCAGATTAATGGTGATGACATATTGTTCCCTGTTTCGGGAGTTAGAATGTATAACCACTGGTCTTCCTTCCTAAAGGTCTTTGGCTTTGAGAAATCTCTCGGGAAGAATTGGCTTCACAGCCGGTTCTTCACGATTAATTCGGAATTATATTCCGTTTCTAGAGATTCCTCAAAGGCCTCTACCTTTCGCAGCGAAATAAGGTCCACTTCTTGGACTAAAATAGAGTATTTCGCCGCAGGTCTCCTCACCGGTCAGCATAAAGTTGTCGGACGTAGTGAAGGTAGGACCCTTCCTATGTCATCTGTCCTTGATTTGGTTTTGGTTTCAGCTGTTAACCCGCAAAGGGCTTACAGGAGATTCCTCTTCTATAACAGGGACTGGGTGAAGTCTGTTACTCAGAACGGCATGATTAATATAGGGTTGCCTATCCCTTTAGGTGGCCTTGGTGTAAATCTTACCAAGTATGGTGTCGGCTTCTCTACAACGAAACTTCAGCGCTGCGTGGCCCGGGCCGCGTTCGACCTCTTAAAATCTGGTGATTTAAGATTACAACAGTATAAAAATTTAACTGTTCATCTTTCCTCCAGTGGCGAGAAATTGAATTCAATGTTCTCGTTTTTGTCAGAATTGCATGGTTCAGTCAGTGTCCGTCCGACTCCTCTGTGCACCGACCCTATTGAATTGCTCCTAACCTCCGATGGGCCAAAATCTATTGGTCCTTTGGCGTACAGGAAACCTGTGCGTGAGAGTGACGATAATCTCGTCATCTCAGGAGCTGGGCTTTATCGTCATATCCTTAAGAGATGCCTTCCAAGGGCTTCTCTTTCTAAGGATTTCGATCTGGATTCATTCCAGGTTTTCTCCCTTCAGAAGGAGGAACTAAAGCCTATTGGGTCCGATGATCAGACAGCCAAAACGGTGCCTTTCATAGGTTTTGACAGGCTCAATACTTCCGTACTAAGGCGTTACATTCTTCTATTCCCATCTTGGGTTGATCAGACATCTTATACGATGTTTTTTGGTAACGCCGGAATGTCGAGAGACTGCACGGCTGTGGGAGTATGCCCTAAGTGGACTTGGAATCCATACGGCATAGTTACAGTAGACGTCCTTGAAGGCTCCTCGTCATTGAAGAGCAACTTCCCGGTAGTCTATGTGTAATGGGCGATAGTTCGATCTGGAGACTAGGTAGAAATTTCTAGTCTTTTTCAGTAGACAACGCTCTCGTAAGAAACTCCTTTCATTCGGATGTACAGTCCCGCCAATTTCCTCAGCGGGATCCAATACATGGGGAAAAAAAAGAAAGTTTCTCGTGGAATGGCAAGAAGACCCGGCACGAAACAGCCGAGAAAACAAAAAGTTTCACGCTCTCCTTTCCAAATGCAGGTTGCTACTGCTGCTCCAGTTTCATCTGGTACAATCCTTGGTTCTACTGTTGGTCTCACAATGAGGTCTATCAATGACCGTGAGCTCGGTCCGGGTGTAAATATCACCGGTTCCGAACTTTTCTGCAACATTGGATCCGGTACTACGAATACTAGTAATGGTATTCTAGTACCTACATCCGGTGTAGCTACCGGCCTTGATACGATGGTTTTAGGACCCGCGGCATCTTATCTTTATAATGGTGCCTCCGGTGTCTCAAGTGATCTCGCCGTAACTGGCGTTTCATATCAATTCCATCGCTTCACCTCCTTGAGATTTCGCTATGTGCCTTCATGCCCGACGAGTACGATCGGTAATTTTACCTTTGCGTACTCACCTGACATAAGACCCTCTAGCAACAATCTCGCGGGAACAACACCTGCAGTTGTAACTACTGCCCAGTTGGGTAAGTTATCCTGCAGTGTTCAAACAGTTCCTTGGCAGCCTTGCACATTAAATGTGCGTTCTGTTCCAAGGTCGCAATCGGGCTTCTATTGTGGTACGTCGCAGGCTATTACTTATATAGCCAGTGCGTCTACAACGGTGACTCAGGGTGCCTTAGTGGCGCCTTCCATTGCGGAGTCTCTTCACTGTTTCCAAGGAGCCTTTTGGGGGATGTCCGATGTGGGTACTTTAGGTGTGGGTATCGCTCTTGGGAAGATAATTCTGGATTACTCCGGAGATTTCTTCTATAGGGGTTCCTTACCCGCAGGTTCAGGTGGTGATCAATTAAGTTTGTCAGACCATTCATTTGGTCTCACCAATATGACTGTTCGTGATCATGAGGCAGTTGAGTATCTGCTCTCTCGTAAGAGAGAGCAGGCTGCTCACCCTCTCCTGACTACGACTCTCAATAATCCTGACCCTAGGGCCGCACTTTGTGACATCACCTGGTACAATGGTACACAGGTCCTTAGCACAGGCATTCCGACGAATCAGGCGTCTGTGGGTCTTACGTCTCCGTCCGCTATTAATGACCTACATCCCTCTGTTGATGTCACTAGGATAGGGGGAAATGGAGGTGTCGGTATACCACTTCAGGTCGATATGACCCAAATTGGTAACCAGACCTTAAGTATTACTCAGCCGTCGATAGGTGGCCGCTTAGCGGTCTCTTCGGTCTCTGGGTAACACTCAAGGTCTGTCCGCCCCTCCGTTACTCGCGTTTTATATATTAGGCGAGAATAAATATGCCAATATATCTGACCAGGGCAGGTTCTATAGGGATCGGGCTGGGTAATCTACTTGGGGTATTTGGGGTATTTGACTTTCGGGTTAAATATTTCCTTTTGTCCTTAAATACATTAGTCTGTTCGGTCTCGATAGTAACGGCTTTGGCCTCTTCAAGCCGACTGGCGCACTTTATGCCAGTTCTCCGATCAAGTTGTTTTAAACTCGGCCGAAGGTATCACCTAGACGGTTCTTGTCTACCTCTCTCTAACCAACCTTACTCGTCGCTAGTAGTGACCGAAAGTCCTACTTTACAACGATGGGTTTTCCAACCTTGGAAACCTCTAGTCTCGTAGAAAGCTACAGATTACTGGAATCTGAGGAGTGGTGAAAGGAGTGAAAGAGCGGCATTGCGTAATATCTGGAGTCCTGTTTGAACTACCAAATCATTAAGCTGCCTTCTGGTAACAGAAGGTGGGCCGACTTCCACGTCGGGATGGATTAAGTCTCTATCTGTCGAGCGCATTCTTTGCG